ATACTTCACGCAAAATATTTAGAATTACTTTCTCTTGCAAAGCTTAGATTAAAAAAGGCTGAGCAAGATCAAAAGATATTGTTAAAAGATAAATGGCTTTATTATAACGGAAAGATGGATCAAGATCAAATTGAAGATAAAGGATGGAAGCCAGATCCTTTTGACGGACTTAAGATTTTAAAAGGCGAAATGGATTATTATTATGATGCGGATCCAGAAATTCAGCAATCTGTTGAAAAAATAGAGTATCTGAAAACTATAATAGATACTTTAAATGAGATTATGAATAACATAAATTGGCGACACCAAACTATTAGTAATATGATTAAGTGGCGGATATTTGAGAGTGGCGGTTAATATAAAAATATGGAAGAAAAATGAAAGTATAGCTTTAGTTGATTGCGATCCTGGTATTGCTCAAGGATTAAGTGAATATTTTTCTTTCTTTGTTCCCGGTTACAAGTACATGAAATTGTACAAACGTAAAATATGGGACGGTAAAATTAGATTATTTAACGTCAACTCTCACGAGTTACCAGCTGGTTTATATCCTTTTGTAGAAGAGTTTTGTAAAAGAAATAATTATAGTTTACTTACTAAATCTTCTGATTACGGATCTTTATTAGACAAAGACGAACAAGATCCTAATCAGATATATGAGTATATAAAAGATTTAAAATTAACTAGCCGCGGTCAGAATATTGAGATTCGTGACTATCAGTTTGATGCTGTTATGAAAGCACTAAACTTAAATCGCTGTGTATTGCTGTCTCCAACCGGATCTGGTAAATCACTTATAATATATTGCTTATCTCAAATTTGGCTTAAGTATTTAACAGATGGATTCAGATACCCTAAATCTGGTAGAGTATTAATAGTTGTACCAACAACATCTCTTGTTGAGCAAATGCAAAAAGATTTTGTTGATTATGGTTTAAATGAAAAAGCTGTGCACAAAATATATTCTGGTAAAGATAAAGATAATATAGAATCTTCTATTGTCATATCAACATGGCAGTCAATATATAAGTTACCACAAGAATGGTTTAATCAGTTTGGCATGGTAATTGGTGATGAGTGTCATGGATTTAAATCAAAGTCATTGACTGACATTATGAACAAGTGTACCGAGGCAAAGTACAGGATTGGCACAACTGGAACCCTGGACAATGCACAAGTCCATCACCTCGTCCTACAGGGACTGTTTGGAAAAATACATAGAGTAACAACAACCAAAGCTCTGCAAGATAATAATACACTAGCTAAGTTAGATATAAATATAATTATATTAAAATATAATGAAGAGATACGTAAGTCTCTTGGAAAGGTGACGTATCAAGATGAGATCGATTGGATTGTTAAAAATAAGTCTCGGAACACTTTTATTCGCAATCTGGCTTTGGATGCTAGTGGAAATACTCTCGTCCTTTTTAACTTTGTTGAAAAGCACGGAAAGCCTCTCTTTGATATGATCAATGACAAAGCCGAAGAAGATAGAAAAATATTTTATGTATCAGGTGAGGTAGAAACTTCAGATCGAGAAGCTATAAGAGAAATAACGGAGAAACAGAAAAATGCTATCATTGTTGCAAGCTTGGGCACATTTAGTACAGGAATCAACATTAAGAACCTTCACAATATTATCTTCGCCTCTCCGTCAAAGTCACAAATCAAAGTCCTCCAATCAATCGGTCGAGGACTCAGAAAAGCGGATGATGGCCGCATCACAAGACTATATGATATCGCCGACGACTTACAGACGAAAAGCAGGAAAAACTACGCGATCCTCCACAGCGAGGAAAGAGTAAAAATATATAATAAAGAAAAATTTGATTATAAAATCATAGAGGTGCCAATTGGAAATTAGACAATTTAAATTAGCTAACGATGATGAAATCATGTGCGAAGTGGTTGAGTATCATGAAGAAGATGATGCCATTGTTATACGCAAAACCATGAAAATGGTACAGATGGACAATATGGCAAATGGTACTAGATACTATGCATTTCGCCCGTTTATGATGTATCAAATGACAAAAGAAGCTTTTCAAATTATAAACTGTCAACACATTGTCGCAGAAGCTAATCCTAATCAAGATTTAATATTAGAGTATTTTAAAGCAATCGAAACTGCGGTTGCGGACGACGGTACTGAATCACAAGAAAATGTTGACGATATGCGAAATAAGTATAATGCATTTGTACAAAAACAAAATGAAATATTAATGTCTGAACTAGATTCTGGTGCTGGAAGTAACGTTATTAAATTTACAATAGATAAGAGTAAGATGCATTAGTGAAGTTTTATTTTTTTGGAGGGTGTGAAGTACAAGACTCCATTATGTGGCTAAGAGATAATCGTCCAGAACATTCTTATCATAGAATTTGGGGCACGACTATTAGTAGCATGCTGAGTCCGCCGGGTAGAATTGCAGATAATGTTTTCGAATGGCACAACAGATTAAGTGACGTAGAAAAAAGATCACTTACTGTTGAAAGAATCTATAAAGAAATATGTAGCAAAGATTTTATCGACGAATGTATTGTTGATGATAATACATATCTTGTTCTAAGTATGTTATTTGAATCATCTAGTAGATATGATGATGGGTTTGAACATATAACACTAATACCTGAATTGCAACTAAATTGCAATGATAGAAATAATGTCCCGTATTTAAAAAGTATAATGAGATATAAATTTCCATTAGATATATACGGTAAACTTAATGATGATCGTTTTGCTACAAGCGTATATGATAGTGAAGTGGCTAAGAATTATTTAAAAAATACAAAGCTACTAGAAAAATTTAGTGAAAAAATATATAATAAATTTAAAAATAAAGTAATTCTTCTAAACATTCCGCCGGCCAGAAAATATTATAATCGTACGTACGGTTTTTATGACGATCTACCAAAAGTAAGTCAATATGCATATATGCTAACTAATGTTAGCGATATGAATGTAGGAGATTATTCTTGGAATTATCATAATAGATTATCAAATCTAGTATATACCTGGATTTATAAAAAAGGATTTAACGAAAAAATTAGTATTATAAATATAGATAATGATAAAATAGTTGGCGATGATCATCATTATTTAGGTAGGTCGCCTTTTCATTTTACAAATAAAACTATTTCGCATCTAGGATCAAAAATAGCAGAGAAAATAAATGACATTAGAAGAAATTAGAAACGAGATAGTTAGATGCTATCACATAAGTGATTATCGACAGGCTCGCGTATTTTGGGACTCAGCTTCTCTCATTATTGAGGATATAGATCCAGCATCATTAGATTCTGATGATTCAGTTTTATTAACAAGGTTAAAAGAATTAGGCGTTTTAGCTAACGACGACGCGGTTTGGGAGACTGATCCGCCATATGGTGGCTTAGCAGAAAAGATTGAAGAAATCATTTATGATATGCGCGATAGAGGTATACCAGCCGGCGGTAAAGATGGTGATAAGATAGGTTAGTATACTATCCTCCCTCAACGGTACTCTTTTATTATACACCAGTTTTCTTGTATTGTACACAGTTAATTTAGCAAAATTAAATATTTTTTTAGTGTACATCCGTGCAAAAACGTGATAGAATTATATTATATTAAGGATATATTATGAAACCTAAAGATAGACCACATTATGTAAATAATGCACAATTCTCAACAGCAGTAGTAGACTATGTTACAGAAGTAAGAGAAGCTAAATCTAAAGAAGAATCTCTTCCTGTTGTTCCCGATTACATTGCCCAATGCTTTCTCAAAATAGCAGAAGGACTTTCCCATAAATCAAATTTTATTCGATATACTTATCGAGAAGAAATGGTTATGGACGCAGTCGAAAACTGTTTAAAAGCAATCGAAAATTATAATTTAGAAGCAGCCACAAGATCAGGTAAACCTAATGCATTTGCATACTTTACACAGATCTCATGGTATGCATTCTTACGTCGTATTGCCAAAGAGAAGAAGCAACAGGATATTAAATTTAAATATATGTCTCAGTCAGGAGTAGAAGCTTTCTTACTAGATGAATCAGAAACTGGAGTTGCAGCGCACTTTGTTGACACTCTAAAAGATAGAATAGAAAAAATTAAAGACTATGATACTGAAATCAAAGAATTTGCTAAAAAAGAAAAGAAACGTAAGAGACCAGTACAAAAAGTAGATTCTGATTTAACAGGCTTTTTTAAATGAAGGTAGCAATAATAAATGACACTCATTGTGGGATTCGCAATTCTTCTGACATATTTCTCGATAATGCAGAGAAATTTTATAATGATGTATTTTTTCCTACTCTTTTGGAGCGGGGTATTCGCCATATCGTTCACCTTGGCGACTACTTTGATCACAGGAAGTTTATCAATTTCCGTGCCCTTAACCGTAATCGTCATGTCTTTCTTGAACGGTTACGGAAAGAACAAATAACAATGGATATTATTTGTGGTAATCACGATACTTACTACAAAAATACTAACGAACTAAACTCACTCAAAGAATTATTAGGGCATTATATGAATGAGGTTCATATTATACATGAGCCTACAGTTATGGAATATGGTTCTTTAAAGATGGGTATGGTTCCATGGATATGTCCAGAGAATCATGATAAGACTATGGAGTTTTT